ATGAAAGGCGTAGTACAAAGAGCAGAATTAAAGACTAAAGAGTTAGAAGGTATTGAAGGCGAAGTAAAAGTACTAAAGCGCGAGATACAAGAACTCTGGGACGGTATGGACTATCTGTCCAATCCGTTAGGAAAATAAGATGCGATATAAAACTAAAGCAGCCGCTATGAAAGCAGCGAAGCGGTTAGGTTTAAGAGGTACCCATAGTCACGGTGCCGGAAAGGGGAAGATTTACATGGCAGGTAAAACTCACGCAGCATATGAAAAGGCAATGAAAAAGCCGAAGAAGAAGCCAAGCAAGCCTAAAAGAGGTCAAAGAGCGAGCAAGAATCGCAAACGTAGGGGCTACTAATGGCCGTACGTAAAAGAAAGACTACTAAAAAGAAAGACTCTAGGATAAAAAGAGCGGGAGTATCGGGGTATAATAAACCTAAACGCACTCCTGGTCATGCAAAAAAGTCTCACATTGTAGTAGCCAAAGTAGGCGGCAAGGTGAAGACAATCAGGTTCGGTCAGCAGGGAGCTAAAACGGCAGGGAAGCCGAAGGCCGGCGAATCAGAAGCTACGAAAGCTAAGCGTAGATCGTTTAAAGCACGACACGCTAAGAATATTGCGAAAGGCAAAATGTCAGCAGCATATTGGGCGGATAAAGTAAAATGGTAAACATTAAATATTTAATTGATGTAAACGGTACGTCAGAAAGAAACTACCTACTGCATCCAGTACATAAGTTCGGATTCAACCCAGCCCTGGCCTCGAACGGTTATGAGACTATTTGGAATACCGGAGGCTTATATCCCTGGGCTTCTTGGGCAGGTGCTGCAAAAGCTATCTTCGCAAAGAGCGCAGAAGGCGCCGATACAGGCGAAATAACTGTAGAAGGCTTAGATGGGAACTATAATAAAGTAACTGAAACTAAGACTATGACAGGTGCGACTGCTGTACAACTTTCTAATACTTATAAAAGAATAACAAGAGCCTCTTATACAGGTAGCGCAAATGCAGGAGATATTACTCTTCATATTGGTTCCGGTACAGGCACCGTAGTTGCTACTTTAGAGGCAGGTCTGGGCCAGACTCAGCTTGGCATTTATACTATACCTGCGGGGTTTACTGCGTATCTTTTAAACTATACCGGTTCTGTTGGTAAAAATGACGATGCAACGTTACGTTTGTTTACTGCCGAGGGAGGAGTAGAGGTTCAAGACTTTCAGATTCTTAGTGAGATTAAGCTATTTGAGAGCACCTTCAGACAGGAGCTAGCGTTTGGTGCAAAATTACCAGAAAAGACTGATATAGACTTTAGAGCGATCACCGCTTCAGCGGGGTCAGAGCTAATAGTAAACTTTGAGCTTATGTTAATAGATGAATCAAGGGAGTATATACCAAATTGAGTACTGAATTTCATCCAGCAGACACAAACGGAGATGGCAAGGTATCTAGCGCAGAAGAGGCTATGTACCTTGAGGCTCGACGAAAAGAATTAGAAGATCAAGACGCTATGCGAGATGCGCAAAGAAACATGGCCTGGTTTGCACTTGGTGGAATGTTACTTTATCCCTTCGCTGTAGTAATTGCGGAACTAGTAGGTTTGGAGAATGCGTCAAAGACTCTGGGAGACATGGCTCCTACCTACTTTGTTTCCGTAGCCGCTATTGTTGCAGCATTCTACGCTAAAGAAGCAGTCGGTAAAAAATAACTAACAGGAATATAAAATGGCAGTTGAAGTAAGTCGGAGAGATGTAGTTTCTGACGAAATAGTTGAATTACAATCTGAGGCAAGGTTTCTCAAACTCCCCGTAGCTCCTTATTTGGATCTACTAAACATCACACCTCTACCCTCGCAGATAGCAATTATCAATGCGGTGAATAACCCTAAGTATCGTTTTATCTCTGCGGCTATTTCTAGACGTCAAGGTAAGACATACATTGCGAACATTATTGGACAGCTTGTGTCTCTAGTACCAGGCTCTACAATCTTAATCATGTCTCCTAACTACTCCTTGTCTCAGATTTCTTTTGATCTACAAAGGAACTTGATTAAGCACTTTGATCTAGAGGTTACAAAAGATAACGCCAAAGATAAAGTGATCGAAATATCCAACGGCTCTACAGTACGAATGGGTTCTGTAAACCAGGTTGACTCTTGTGTAGGTCGTTCTTATGATCTTATTATCTTTGACGAAGCCGCACTTGCAGATGGCAGAGATGCTTTCAACGTAGCACTCCGACCTACCCTAGATAAACCAAATTCAAAAGCAATTTTTATCTCTACCCCACGGGGCCGCAATAACTGGTTCTCTGAGTTCTTTATGCGAGGCTTTTCAGATGAGTTTCCAGAGTGGTGCAGTGTTCGAGCTACTTATAAAGACAACCCACGGATGTCTGAGAGCGATATTTCAGAAGCACGAAAGTCTATGTCAGAGGCAGAATTCAAGCAGGAGTACGAGGCCGACTTTAATACTTATGAAGGTCAGATCTGGAACTTTAACTTTGAGACTCAAGTACAAGACCTCGCTAATTTTGATACTAGCAGGATGGATGTATTTGCAGGTCTCGATGTTGGTTTTAGAGACCCAACTGCAATGTGTGTAATTGCTTACGATTGGGACACCGAGAAGTTCTATTTACTAGACGAGTATTTTAATAACGAGAGAACCACAGACCAACATGCAGAACAGATCCAAAAACTCATTGATCGTTGGGATATTGATTATATTTATATTGACTCAGCTGCTCAACAAACAAGGTTCGATTTCGCGCAGAACTATGGAATATCAACTATTAACGCGAAGAAATCTATCATCGATGGAATTGGCCATGTTGCAGCCATTATCGACAACGACTCCCTCTTTGTTGATCAAGCTGCGAAGGAATCGCTCTCCTGTGTAGATGCGTATCAATGGGATCCAAATCCGAATCTTATAAAGGAAAAACCGAAACATAACATGGCATCACACATGGCAGACGCACTTCGTTACGCACTGTACTCATTTATTACTTCAAATGTGTCCTTCTAGCGATGACCTACGGAAAAATAGTTATTGACAAGTTACCTTAAACTCGATATAATTCTTCTAATGAAAAATGAAGAACCGGAAAGAAAATGCCTAAACTAAAACGCGACGCAGTAAAGTATGTACGAGACAAGGCAAAGTCCAAGTATGAGAAAGGGACAGAATGTCGTATTTGTGGCGAAACAGAGCAACTTGATTTCCACCATTTTTATAGTTTGACACCACTGCTAAACCAGTGGCTTACAAAGAACAAGCTGAACCCTGACTATATACAAGCACTCAGGGACGACTTCATTGAAGAGCATAGTGCCGAGCTGTATGATCACACAGTAACACTGTGCCATACGCACCACTTAAGCCTTCACAAAATATATGGCAAAGACCCTGCGCTAGGGACTGCAAAGAAACAAATGCGCTGGGTAGAGATTCAAAGAGAAAAACATGGCTTGGTATAATCCTTTTCAAAATAAAGCGGGAACGGAAGAAGTTGAGAAACTTAATCCGGGTCAGCAATATATGGGCGGCGGAAAAACTGAATCTTCTCGTGAATACACATCCAATTACGAGCATTACTACGAAAGCCTAGAGATTGTAAATAGAGCCGTCAACATTGTCGTAGACGACACAGCGGGTGTTAATACCACCGTCAAGCCTGTGGCTAGACCAGGTATTGTTAAAGGCGTGAAGAGATCTAAAGTTGAGTTATTGCTCACAAAAGAACCAAACCCTTTCCAAGACATCAACACTTTTAGACGTAATCTTATTACTGATTTTATGCTTGATGGCAACATTTTTGTATACTTTGATGGGGCCCACCTCTATCATCTACCTGCTGACAAGGTAACAATACATGGAGACTCTAGGACTTATATTGAGAAGTATATGTATAATGATATTGAGTACAGCCCGGAAGAAATTATCCACATCAAAGACAACTCTTTCTATGATGTTTATCGAGGCGTATCACGCCTGAAGCCTGCGCTCCGCACTATGCAACTTATTAGCCGAATGAGAGACTTCCAAGATAACTTCTTTAAGAATGGAGCTGTTCCAGGTCTAGTACTAAAATCTCCGAATACTTTGTCTGATAAAATTAAAGAACGCATGATGGTCTCTTGGCAGAGTCGTTATAGACCAGATACTGGTGGCAGACGCCCTCTTATTCTTGACGGTGGTATTGAGCTAGACAAGATTTCAAATGTAAGTTTTAAAGATTTAGACTTTCAAACCTCTATTGCTGAGAATGAAAAGATTATTTTAAAAGCAATGGGAGTACCTCCTATTCTTTTAGATTCAGGTAACAACGCAAATATTCGTCCGAATATGAGACTATATTACCTTGAGACCATACTACCTATCGTTGCGAAACTAAACTCAGGGTTCTCCCGTTTCTTTGGTTTTGAGATTGTAGAAGACGTAACAAACGTACCGGCTTTACAGCCAGAGCTACGAGACAGTGCAGCGTACTATACCTCACTAGTAAATGGCGGTATTATTAGCCCGAACGAAGCTCGTGAAGCATTAGGATACGATACTAGAGAAGAAGCAGAAGATATAAGAGTTCCTGCGAATATTGCAGGATCAGCAGCAAACCCAGATGAGGGCGGAAGACCGTCCCAGGAAGAGGAAGATGTATAATAAACAACTGCTAAAGAAGTTAGCAGCATACTTCGCAGAGCACGGCTTACCTAAGTCTTACGCTGCTTTCAAGCGAGACGGCAGAAAGCCTGTAACAGACAAAGTAATGGCACATACCATAGGTGGGTACCCTAAAATGTTAGAACTGTTCAAGAAGCACCACCCAGAATACTGGGAACTAGCTCAACCTATTAAAGATGAGCCAGAGCCCATAAAACAAGACCCTTTAGCAGCACTCAGGGCAAGTACTGTAGAGAAATAATATGAATAAGATTTTTAATCTAACATCTACTTTCAAGGCCGCAGAATCAGACGATGGATCAGTAATGATCCGTGGTATGGCTAGTACAGCAGATTTTGATCGCGCAGGTGATACAATCTCAGCTGAGGCTTGGACTAAAGGTGGATTACAAAACTTTGAGAAAAATCCAATTATTCTGTTTAATCATGACTATGACAGACCGATTGGTCGAGCCACAGGTATGAAAGCAGGACCAAATGGTTTAGAACTCGAATGTAAGATCAGCAAAAATGCCCCTGGCAATGTTGCTGAGCTCGTTAAAGACGGTGTCCTTGGAGCCTTTTCCGTCGGTTTCAAAATCAAGGACGCGGATTACCTAAAGGAAACTGATGGACTAATGATTAAGGACGCTGAGTTGTTTGAGGTATCGGTTGTTTCCGTACCTTGTAACCAGGCAGCTACTTTTTCGCTCGCGAAGTCTTTTGACTCATCTGATGAGTACGAAGAATTCAAAAAAACTTTCACTAATCGTGTAGATCTAGCCGGTCAGTCTCTGGCTAAGGACGAAGATATCTCTTCAAATATAGCTAGTGACCACACACCGAAAAGCGCGGAACTTAATTCCGCAGATCAGGAGATCAAAATGGACAATCAAAACATCGACTTGGAAGCTTTTGCAAAGAAGGTAGCTGAAGACACAGCTGCTAAGATTGCTATGAAGCAAGCCGAGCAAAAAGCAGCTGACGAAGCAGTAGCTAAAGCAGCTCAAGAAGCCGAAGCCGCTAAAGCAGCTGAAGGCGTACAAATTAAATCAAGCATCGAAACCGGTATTCAAACTGGCGTAGAAGCTTTACAAGCTGACCTCGAAAAAGAGTTTGAAGCTAAGAACGCTGACCACGCTGCAATCGTTGAGAAGTATAAGGCAGACCTCGCAGAGAAAGCTGCTGAAATGGAAGCTATGCGTAAGAGCAAGCGTGACTTCTCTGGCCGTGGTGCTTCTGAAGCAACAGGTTCTGAGATCCTAGGCGCCCACATCCTCGGTAAAATTACTGGTAAAGGTATGGACACTGATTATGGTCGTGAGATCATGGAAAAAGCCGGCGCAGCTGTAACTGCTACTGGCAACGTAACTATCTCTCTAGATACTACTGTTGCTACTCAGTTCGAAGAAGAAGTTAAGCTAGAGCAAAAAGTAGCTGGCCTTTTCCGTGAAATCGCTGTAAGTGGTGGTGCTACCGTTCTGCCAATCAATCCAGATGCTGAAGCAGCTAGCTTCGCTACTGCCGCTGCTGCTGGTAACTTGGAAAACAACACTAACGGTACTGCTGCTACTAACTCTGCTTACGCAGTTGGTCAAGTAATCTTGAAGCCTCATCGTCTGATTTCTAGCACTAACCTGCTGAATGACACTGACGAGAAGACTCTTGTGTCTCTGCTTCCTATGCTTCAGTCTGCTATGGCTCGCGCTCATGCACGTGCTAAAGACAAGATGTGTATGTTTGGTGATAATGGCGTATCTATCAGCGGTTTAGTTGGTGTTAATGGCACTGACCAAGGCGTTGGCTTGTCTCAAGACGTTGGTGCTCTTGGTGGTCTTGCTGTAACTGACTTCTCTCACAACAATCCTGCTGAGATTCTGACTTCTTTGGAAGTTGTTAAGGCGCGCTCACAGATGGGTAAGTATGGTATTAACTCTGCTGACCTGGCACTGATTGTTAGCCCACAAGGTTACATGGAACTGATGCAAGACGCAGCTTTTGCTGATATTTCTCAGGTAGGCGAGCTGAACAGCAAGACTTCTGGTACTGTTGGTTCTATCTACGGTATCCAGGTTGTTGTTTCTGATCTGCTTACTCGTGGTGATAACGATACTGTATTCCAGTTGGTTAACACTCGTAACTACGTTATTCCTCGTCTGCGCGGCGTTAGCATTGAGTCTGATTACTCAGTAACTAACCAGCGTACCGATCTTGTTGCTAGCCAGTCAATTGGCTTCGCTGAGCTGGTTGCCGGTTACACTGCAAACTTCCCAGCAGTACACACTATCTACGACGCCGAGTAATAGTAATACTAATAACTTTGGGGTGGTTCGCCACCTCATTGTTTTATTTTACAAAGTAGAAAAACGAGGGAGAGTTCGCTCTCCTAAGTTTTTACTAATGGACTTATATAGAATGGCAAATTTAATAACCTTAGATGATTATAAAACAGCGAAAAAGATTACCGGCTTCGGTGATGATGTTCGTCTTGAGGAATTAGTCACTTCTGTGAGTCAATTAGTAAAAACTTATTGTAATAGTACTATTATTGATCACTACAATAATAACAACAAAACAGAGACTTTTAATATAGACTACTCTACTTATATGGTTTCTCTTGAAGAGGCCCCTCTTGTAGAGGTTATCTCCTTACAAGAAAGAAAAACCATCACTAGTGCATATACTACTCTCAGTGAAGCAAATGGAGACTATTATGTAGACCTTGAGACAGACACTGTATACCGCAGTGATGGTTCTACAGGCTATAAAGAGTTTCCAAGAGGTCCAGGCTCTGTTAAAGTAATATATAAAGGTGGCTACGCAACCTGCCCCGCAGATCTCAAGTTAGCAGTAATTGATCTAATTTCCTACTATCATAAAGACGAACATAAACAGCGTCAAACTTTGTCAGGCGCAAGCATCCAGAATCAAGGTACGTCTGGGCAGTCTGGTAATGTAGGCTTCCCCGACCATATCAAACGTATACTGGATCTTTATAAGAACTTTTAAGTGAGTAATGCCTCCGTCAAGAAGCGGATGTCTGATCAGATACTAAAGGCTGCTTCTAAAAAAGAAGCCGAACTTATGAGAGCTTCTGCTCAAACGAACAGGCCTCAGGTTGTATATTTACAGGATTTAAAATGGTTAGACGACATTATTCTTGAGATGATGGATAGAGGGCATATGCCCAAAAAACGTTTTAAAAGATACAATACGCCAAAAAACTTACAAAAAGCTAGAGCCATTGCACGCACAAAACAAGCTACTTATCTGAAGAATAACAAGTTTAATGTTTCGCAGCCTGCAAGCGTACTAAATACTATTCCTGGTACTAAGCTCGCTGGTGATGCCCCTGAAATTTTTGCACTATTACAAAAGGGAGAGGCATTTCTTGTAGGTTCATTTGCTACTGCAGGTGAGTTAAAGAAAGACATAATCGAAGCCCTTGTTACTCAAAAAGCTCGTAAAGCTTTTAAAGATTCAATCAAAGGCAAAGTAGACAGAGGGCACGGAGCCGGCACAGGTACTCCAATATCTGGTTTAAGTATAAATCAGGCTTCTCAAAGCATACATGATCTTCTTACTCCCGAACAGCAGGTAGAGTTTAATGCTTATGTTCAGAAAGAGGCAAACGGACTTTTAAAATCCGGACAAATTGATAACTTAGCGCACTCTATGATAGTAGGTTGTACAGTAGATTACCAGACAACTATAGATAAGAGAGGGCGCTTGCGCTCAGACTATGTTCCTGTTTTACAATATCAAGATAAGTATGCAAATCGAGCAACAGATGGAGTATATGAGAAACTTGCAAAGCAGGCCGCTATGGATATCTTTAATGGTTTCACAGAAGAAGAGTTCTTAAATTTAGAAGGCTCAGACAGCTTAAAGACTCTAGCGACAAAAGCAATCGTTAATCCTTTAGTAAAAAGTGCAGGAAAGAATAAATCTTTAAAAGTACAGCTAGATAGTAAATCAAAAGGGTCTTACAAGCCGGGTAAAGGCAAGGCTAGATCTACAGGCAAGACCAAAGGCCGCAGTAGCGTTAAACAAAATAAGAAAGGTACTGCACCAAGATTATCAAAAACAAGAGCAAAGAAGAGCTTCACTAGCAACCCTCTGCATATGATTGCTATGTTAAATAAAGATTTACCTGATACAGTAAGAAAGAATATGCAAGCACCTGCGCTTGTAAATCGCACAGGCAGATTTTCAGAAAGTGTCAAAGTGTTAGAAGTTACAGAGACTTCAAAAGGTTTCCCAAGTATTGGATATACCTATGATAACGAGCCTTATGGTGTTTTTGAGATGGGCATTGGAGCGCCTCCCTGGGCTACCCCCGAAAGAGATCCAAGACCTTTAATTGATAGATCTATACGAGAAGTAGCACAACAAATGGCAATAGGAAGGTTCTACACTAGGAGAATGTAATGGCAGCACGAGGTTATACAACAAGACGACTGGGCATTGTGAATGCTATTGTCGAAAAGCTCAAAGATATTAACGGCTCAGGCGGTTATCTTTCTGACTTAAATGAGAATATCTCACCTCGACTCAAGTTCTGGGACGAGGTAGAAGAGTTTCCCGCAGTGCATTTAAATGCAGGAGGAGAAACTAGAGAATACCAGGGCGGCGGTTACAAGGACAGATTTCTGTCTGTAACTTTACGTTGTTATGTACAAGATGAAGACTCTGTAGCTGCTTTAGATGGGCTACTTGAAGACGTAGAGACAGTCCTTGAAGAAAGCTCAAGATTACCGTATACTGATAGGCAAGGCAAAACTCAGTATACTCAACAAATCACCATAGTTAGTATTGATACTGATGAAGGTGTACTCGAACCCCTAGGTGTCGGCGAGATGCTTATAGAGGTAAGATACTAGAAAATACTGGTATAAGTAAATACTTAAAGCCCAGTCTTTTCAGGACAATAAAGGAGAAAAAACATGGCTGATAATCTATTTTTCAGCAGAGATACAAAAGTCTTTATGGGTCTCAGTACCATTAGACAATTGCATATTCAAGTAGCAGGAGCGGGCTATACTTCCGCACCAGCTATCACTATAAGTGGTGGTGGCGCGAGCGTTCAGGCCACAGCTACTTGTACTATTGATAGTGGTGCAGTGGACACAGTAACTGTTACAAGTCCAGGCGTAGGCTATACTTCCACCCCTACTGTTACAGTAGCTGCTGCTCCTGGTGGAGGCACTGATGCTGTTATTCGTGGTGGCGCAGGTATTTGGGAAATTCCAATTATTGATGGCTTTTCTATGAGTCAAGGTACTAATACAACGGAAGTTACCCTTAACGAAATGGCCGATGCTTCTGGTAATAGCCGTAGAGGTCGTCAGTTATTTACAGACTCCTATGCACCTGCCGAGTGGAGTTTTTCAACCTATATGAGACCTCTTATAGCTAGCGGTACTGTAGCTAATGGCGGCATCGACAATATTACAAGACATCACGCAGTAGAAGAGGTTTTATGGGCTCAAATGGTAGGTGACGGCTCTTATATCGCACCTGTGGAAAATACTTATAATACTATCTGGAAAGATGGGCTTTCTAACACCTTAGCCTCTCCATTTGATGACCAGCAAGTAGTTAAGTTTGAGGACTCAAACAAAGTAACCTTAGGCACTTTTGATTTGTATTTTAATCTTGGCGAAACTACCACTGTCGAGAAAACTACAAAACTTATAACCTTCTCGAACGCAACTCAAATTGCAGTTGGTGAAGCATATGCAGCTGCAGAGTATCAGATCCTATACCTTCAGGCAGGCGTAGCTGGCGCAACTCTTAAAAGTAATTGGGAGTCAGTAGGTTGGGCAGCAAATACAGGCGGTACTGGTGCCAATCCAGCAGTCGGCGACATATTTACCGTAGGCAGCTCAGTGGGCACAGACCCAGGGTTCCCCGACAATACAGGTAGTATGGCACCTACTTCAGGTGTTAGCAACCCTCGTATGTTTATCAACGGCGATACCACAGGTGTTCAGCTAGGTGACCTAGTAACATTCTTCCAATCAGATGGCACTACTCCACTATTTAGTGGCGCAACTCAAAGGGTCGTAGGTATTAACGACCTAGGTGGTAGTGTCCTCGTAAAAGAAATTACCTTAGACGTTGGACGTAACGTGCCAATCGGGAGTGTACTAAAGTTTGAAAAGAGAATTAACTATAAAGTAGAAAATTGTGTAGTAAATGAAGCGGCTATTGATTTTGATATAGATGGTATTGCTACTATTAACTGGTCTGGTCTAGGTTCAAAGATTTCAGAGACTGGAAACGTAACTACTACTGTAACAGAGGGAACATCCTCTACAAATAACTTTATCCGAAATCGCCTAACTAGTCTTGCTATTAAAGCCGCGGACGAAACTACTTTCCCAGGACATGATGGGGAAGGTCGATACGCAACTGTACTAACAGGCGGTAATATTACTTTTAGTAATAACATTACATACTTAACCCCCGAAACTGTGGGAATAGTGAACCAGCCTTTAGGTCATGTTACAGGTACTCGCTCAATCGGAGGTAACTTTACTTGTTACTTAGATAATGATGGTAATGCAACAGCTGGCACCTCTGCGGATTTGTTCGAGGACATCCACGAAGCAAGAACTAAAATTACTAATGTATTCGAACTTACGTTCGGTATTGGAGGTAACGTTAATACTCCTCGCTGTAATGTTGAGCTTCGTCAATGCCACTTAGAACTACCCACACACTCATTGGATGACGTAGTGTCTCTTGAGGTTAACTTTCACGCTTTGCCCACCAGCATCTCTGATGCCGATGAAGCAATTATTGCCTATAAAGGCGCTTAAAAAAAGTTCTTGACATTCTAGGGGTATTCCACTATACTACATATTAGAAAAGTGGAATAACCCTTAGGCTTTTCAGGATACATAGGAGAATTACTATGGCAGATAAATTATTTTTTAGTAGAGACACACAGGTATTTCTTGTGCAAGGCTCTAACACATGGACCCTTCCTGTATTGGACGGTTTTTCATTTTCACAAGGAACAAACACTTCAGAAATTACTCTGAACGAGATGGCAACCTCAGCAGGCGTTAGTCGACGTGGTAGACAGATGTTTACAGATTCGTACGCACCAGCCGAGTGGAGCTTTTCAACTTATATTCGCCCATTTGTATCAGCAGGTTCTGGCACAGGCGCGGCCGATAATGCCGCAAAGACTCACGCAGTAGAGGAAGCACTTTGGTCTAACTTTGTTGGTGCAGGTACTTACAGCTCCTTTACCTTTTCAGATATTACTAATGATAATGAAGCTACCGGTATGGGTATTAGCTTTGCAAACTCAAACAAAGTTACTTTAGGTACTTTTGATTTATTCTTCCTGCTGTCGAAGACATCAGGAGCAGCAACTGATCAGCTATATAAAATCGAAGGCTGTGTAGTAAATGAAGCTTCTATTGATTTTGATATTGATGGTATCGCTACTATCAACTGGTCTGGTATGGGCGGCTTAATCTCAGAAGTAGAGGGCGGGGTTGTACCTAACCTGGCAGGTGTTATTAAAGAAGGTACTGCATCTACCGATACCGCTAACTTCATTCGTAACCGTTTAACTTCTTTGGCTATTACCAATGGCGGCGGAGGCAACTTCCAGTCAAGCTATGATGTTGTACTAACAGGCGGTAATATTACAATGAGTAACAACATGACATTCCTCACCCCTGAAACTTTAGGTGTGGTGAATCAGCCGTTAGGACACGTTACAGGTACTCGTAGTGTTGGCGGTAGCTTTACTGCTTATTTAGGGGCTGGAGACGCTGGAAACAACTCTACCGCAGACCTCTTTGAGGATATTATTGAGTCCACTGATGTTGTGACTAATGACTTCGAGCTTGTATTTAGTATCGGTGGAGCGAGTGCGACACCAGGCGTAGTTGTTACTATGAACTCTTGTCACCTTGAGGTTCCTACTCACTCAATGGATGATGTAATTTCTCTTGAAGTGAACTTCCACGCACTGCCTTCTACAATTGGCGGCACTGACGAAGCAGCGATCACGTACAAAGGTACTACTCTGTAATAGGTACTTAAAAATATTTCTTGACTTTTATGGTCTATTCGACTATACTATGTGTAAGAAAAAAGTAAGGGGCTCTTTTCGAGCCCTTTATGTTATCCGGAGAAAAGATGCCAATTTACAACTTTCTAAAGCAAGCGAGCGTAAAGCTAGTTACTGGTGTCTCTTCCGCGACAGCAGCGGCTTACCCACACTCAGGTTTAGTCAACTACTTTAGACTTAATAATTTAACCACTGGTTTAGTAGATGGCGTAAGCTCTAAGACGGCTGTAAACGGATCCATGGTTGTAGATACAGACACAAACTGTCCCTTTACAAACTCTCTTAAACTAACTGCAGTTGCTCAGGCAGGGCTTGGGCTCTTATCCGCGACAGACGCAAATAGTGTAGAAGCTGACAAGACTTGGTCTTTTTCCTTGTGGTTTAGATCTGATACTACTAGCGGAAGTAATCAGCCTCGTCTTATTACAAGAGACTTTTCTGATGGTTGGGGAGTAAAAGTAAATCAAAGTGTATCAAGCGGCTCCCAGAGCGTAATTTTAACTGGAGAATACGATAATCTTCCAAACGTTGCAGCCCATGGGCCCATCAATGCTAACCTAGGCAGTATTACAACAGGTTCTTGGAACAATGTAGTTATAACAGGCGCTCCGAAAACAGTTACTATTACTCAGGCGGGAGCAGGGTACTCTGTAGGAGATGAAGTGGCTGTAACAGGTTTAACAGCTTATCTCAATGGAGTCAAAAACAGCAACTTCGTAACATATAAGCCCACTGTCCCTTCGGGGTTGATTATCGGCTCTAATGCAAACTCTGGATCAGATATCCCAACAGCTAGTCAAGGATTTATAGGTGCCGTAGCAAATGCACAGGTATGGAACAGAACTTTAACAGATGCAGAAGCTCTAGCCATCTATGATAGTAACAAGGTAGGCAGCGGCGCAATTTATAATCTAGAGGTAGGCCCACAGCTATCTTTTAGCCAGACCTTTACAGAGGATAAACACTCTGTAGATACTATACACGAAAATAAGTTTTTTGACGCAAGTACCATCACAAAAGCAAATGCTGCAAATTTTGAGTTTCAGCTTCCAGTTATTTCGGAATCAGACTTTGATATAGTAAGAACAAAGCTTTTAGATTGTACAACATTTGATTTATATATATCAACACAGCAAGATGTATTTAGACTAGAAAACTCAGTACTTACAAGCGGGACGTTTGAGATCGAGAGATTGAAACCCCTGCGTCTGTCTGTAACTGGTCAAGCATCTAAACTGACTAAAGTAGCGGCCAATAACGCCTTTACAACCCCCGGGGTAATTGTTGCTGATAGTGCAACTCGTACTCACTTGATAAGTGAAGAGCACACCATAACTTTAGGTGGTTCGGATATATCAGACAGTATTTATAGTATAAAAGCAGAACTTCAGAATGATATAGAGTGGACTCCCTATCAGACTGTAAATGCAGGTTTAGCAGCTACTAATGCAGCTACTGCAATGTATCCTAGCTCCTTCACTATAAACAGCAAAACCTTGGCCGGGAGTATCGGTCGTTATTTAGCAGATACTACAGGGTCGGATGCTCAGACTTTCAGTAGGGGAACCTCTCTCAGAATACAAGCAGGTAAGGATTTACATGTATCAAACGCCTATCCAGGTATTGATATAAATATGACTTCTTGCAGCTTCACAAATCGTGCTACCGTATCCGATGTGTTTACACAGAGCTACGACTGGCGCTTTTCCGATAACCCAACAAACTTGTTGGGTGTCATCAAAACTTAATAAACAAAAATAGATATAGGAGTAATGTAGTATGGACCTAAAGAAGTTAATGGTCGACACCAAAGCCGTATGGGTAGATTTCCCAGGCTTGAGCGGATTTTCCGTAGAAGTAGCAAACCTTTCACGAAAAGAATTGAATGGTTTACGTAAGCGTTGTACTGGACAAAAGTTTGACCGTAAAACTCGTGCAGTTGTAGAGAGTCTCGATGAAGAAAAGTTCGTAACAGAGTTCACTAAAGCTGTAGTTAAAGACTGGAAAGGGTTAACTTTAGGACACCTTGAAACACTACTACTAGTAGACTACGGCGATCAAGACTCGGAGCAAGAGCTGCCTTATACATTAGATAATGCAGAGACCTTGGTAAGTTCATCAACTGAATTTGATACCTGGCTTAATGAGGTAGTCTTTGATCTTGATAACTTTCGTGCAGGACCAGCGAGAGGAAGCGATTCAGAGGCTTGATCGCTTCTTTAAACAGAGTGGCTCAAAGATGACAAGAGAGCGTTATCTTGAGATGTGCGATCAGTTAGGAAAGGAGCCAGTTGAGAGTGAGATACCTCCTGACTGGCTAGACTTTCCACCCACAATACAGAACGCACTAAATACATTTAACGCCTTAGGAGATAGATACATACCCGACCTAGGGTTTATGGGTAAGGACTATACAAACCTTCCTTATTACATGGAAATTTACGAAGTAACGGATAACGAGTACTTTCTAGACATATTGTCTTGGTTAGACTCAAGGGCCATTGAAGACTCCCGCAAAGCAATGAAACGGGAGATGGATAAGGCAAAGAGAAAACACTAGTGGCCAATACAGTAACCATGCGGTTCAGAGTCCTTGAAGATGGAAGTCTTCAGCAGATAGCAAATCAAGCAAACCAAGCAGCTGCGGGTATAGATAGAACCTCGGAAGCTAATGCGCGTTTGCATAAAACTACCCGCGGTGCTTCAAATATGCAGGGCAATCAGACACGTGCCTTTGCTGCTACAGCAAGTAGTGCTGGTGGTCTTGTTGCTGCATACGCTACCTTGATGGCACACACATTTGCTCTTACTGCCGCTTTTGGTGCTCTCCAAAGAGCTTCCGCTCTTGACCAACTCGAACAAGGTTTGATCGCCGTAGGTAATGCCGCAGGTCAAAATCTTCCGTTTGTAGCCCAAAATCTTCAAAATATAACTGAGGGCGCTATTACTCTGAAAGAGGCAATGGAAGCAACCGCACTTGCAACAAGTGCGGGATTTAGTACTAGTCAATTAGAAGGTCTAACAAAAGTCGCAAAAGGTGCTTCTCTCGCTCTCGGAAGAGATATGGGAGATGCACTTACTCGTCTTGTAAAAGGTACTGCAAAACTTGAACCTGAAATTCTTGATGAATTGGGTATCATGGTACGTCTTGATGAAGCCTCACAAAAATATGCTGATAGTATTGGTGTTGTGGTAAGTGATTTATCCCGTTTTCAAAAGCAGCAAGCATTTCTAAATGCTACTCTTGAACAAGGTCAGAAAAAATTCTCGATGATTTTTGAGAACGTAGATGCAGAGCCTTTTGCTCAGTTATCCGCTCAATTTAGAGACATGGTAAAAGATATTACTACTTTTATTAACAAAGGTGCTATACCTCTTGTTAATTTTTTATCAAGCTTTCCTACTGCAATGGTCGGAGGGCTTTTGCTCCTTGCAAGCTCTGTTACAAAGAAAATATTACCCGCACTTGGAGATCTCTCTGCAAGTAATAAAGCTATGGCGTCTGTTGCAGCTGCTGAGGCCAGTAGAGCAGGTAGAGCAATATCAACACAGTATGTAAATGCAGTTGCACAAGTAAATACTGCTTTCAAAACAGTACCTGCAAGTCTTCGTGCGGTTGAAGCTGGGTTTCGTTCAGGCTCTCTAAGTCTGGCGGAGTATAGAGCACACCTAGTGACCTTACAAAGATCAGAGACTCAGAGAGCAGCACGACTTAACACAGGAAACGAGGCCACACGGGCACAAAGACAGATAGAGCTTAACCAGATAAGAGAATTGAGAATTGCTACCGAGCAGTTAATTGCTACAGAAGGTCGAAGAGGCCAGATAAGTTCCGCAGGTTCTAGAGCACGATCCACTTCTCACATTGCTCGGAGACAGAGTGTTGCTCAAGATATGATTGGGCAGTCCGGCCCAGCAGAAGGCTTCCGAGTTGCTGCCAGAGCAGCTAGAGGCCACATGGCTACTGTAGGTAGGACTGCAGGCCCTCTTAATGTTTTGCGTGTCGGCTTTCAGGCTGCTGGTGCTAGTGCTGCTCTCTTCGGTTCTGCATTGCTAAACATTGTCCCTATTATTGGACAAGTACTTTTCTTTGGATCGCTTCTTCTTCCTTTGTTTGGAAACATGTTTAAGAAAAGCGGCCTGGCAAAGGCCACGGACGAGGTAGTCGATTCCTTTTCTAGTTTTGCAAGAATCAGCGCACAGCTAGCTGAGCACTTGAGATCTGTAAAGGATGCAGAAGAAGCCTTCGCTTCAACACTAGCTGTTCGTGTAGGTGTTACTCAGCAGATTACCGCAGGCATTGCAAAAATGATAGCGGCCAAAGATGAGGACGACCTCGAGGATGAAGCAGACGCCCTCACTAACTTGGCCGAAAGACAGAACAACGTGGCAAGAAATCGGGCCAAGCTCGCTGCCGCAGATGCCACTAATAAAAAGCTCTCGGCGACTCTAAACGCTAACCTGTCTAGGTCTATCCTGCTCGCGTCAGGTGCCGAAAAAGAGTATAATAGGATAGTAGCGGATAATAATAGTGTAAGTAAAGAAAGCATTAGGATGCTCTTAGCAGAGGCAAAAGCAAAAGCAAAAGCTAGCGGTATGACAGAGGCTCTTGCGATTGAGATAGACAAATATAATACTTTAGTAGAGAGTGGTGTTCTGTCCGGTGACGGCAATATCTCCTCTGCAGCCCTTACAGAAGCTCTCGAAGGCGTAAGTGATCCTCTAGCGGCTCTTAAACAAGAAACAGCTGGAGTAATTGAAATTACGACTAAAATGGCTAATGAAACTACTAAAGCTACTAACGAACAAGCAGGAAAGTATGGAGAACTTTTTGACTCTGTAAAGGGTCTACGAACGGGCCTAGTAAACGTAGCTAAGCAGGCAAAGCTAGTTGGAGAGACAGAAATACGTCCCGTACCACAAGATACTATAGAGCAAATAGGCAGACTACAGAAGGCCCTAAAGCTGGACGGTGATGCTCTTGCAGGAAGTTTTGTCGACCAGTTACAGGTCATTCAAGATAAAATAGCTGCAAATAATGTTCTTATAGCAACTTCTGCGATAGAGAGCAAGAAGTTGAGCGACAGCGCCCAACTTCTTTCTCAATTTTCCTCAGCCAACGCAGAAGCAAAAAAAGAAGAATTGAGCTTCACTAAGCAAGCTCTTATACAGACCCGCAATGGCTTGCAAGCTAAATATGAAAACCTAGCAGCATCAACCAAAGAAGGTGTTATAACCAATGATATGCTCAAGGTTCAGGCAGAAATAGACCGAGTCTCGGGCCGAATTACAGCACATAAAAATGACAGCTTAAAAGTAGCCATAGCAGAGGTTCAGCAAGAAAAAGCAAAATTTAATCTATTGTCTAAGTCGGCCGCTTCCAGCCTCTCTCTTGCAAAATCGAATTTAAAAATAAAGCAGAACGATCTTAAAGTTGCTAATCTGCTTGAGAAAAAAGATGCTAAGGAAAAAAGCCCTGCTGCAGCCGCGAAAAAGCTTTTTGATGAAACAAAGAAAGACAGACTTGCTATTATTGAGAGCGAAAGAAAAGCTAAGCATCAGACGATTAAAATGGAGTATAAGCTTTTAGAAGCACAAACCAAGCTTGCAAGAGCACAGGCCGAAGATGCTGGTCTAGATACTGCAATATACGATCAGCTACTGCAACTGCAAACAAGTGCACGAATGGATGCACAAATGGCCGCTAATAAAACAGCAACCGCTGCGATCTCTGATATAGGGGTAGAAGGGGTCACTACTAATATTGCAAAAGAAGATGAAGACAAAAACATAGCGCTTGACAAAAGAGATAGAGCGCGAGAGGTTCTAGGTAGCGCGGCTTCTACGATGGCAGGCCTAGGTCCAGAAGGAGAAAGCCTTTCTGCAGGTATGGAGATGATCGAAGGATTCTCAGCTTCTTTCGATACTGCACTCTCAACAATGGCGGACTCAAGTGCTACAAATTCTGAAAAGATCAGCGCAGGATTAGGGGTTGCCTCCTCCTTAATCGGTGGAATGATGAAGATGCAGCAAGCTGCTACTGCTGATAAACTGAGAGGAATTGATCAAGAAATCGCAGCAGAAAAAGCTCGTGATGGTCAATCAGCCGCTTCCGCAGGCAAAATAAAGGCTCTGGAAGCCAAGAAAACCGCGGTAGCTCGAAAAGCTTTTGAAGACGAAAAGAAGATGAAGATTGCTCAAACAATCATCTCTACTGCTCAAGGCGCAATTGCTGCGTATACGTCTCTAGCGATGATTCCTATTGTAGGTCCAGCACTTGGTGCGGCCGCGGCAGCTATGGTTGTCGCTATGGGTGCAAAGCAGGTCTCAATGATTCAAGCTACTAGCTTCAGCGGAGGCGGTAGTGTAGGCGGAGGTGTTTCATCAATGTCGGTCGGCTCTAGGTCTAATTCTGTAGATCTTGCCAAAGGCAATAACCAGGCTGGAGAGACTGGATACATGAGAGGGGCTTCTGGTCAGGGAGGAATGCAAAACTTCACTCCTGCATTTACAGGGTATAAGAATAGAGCTTCAGGCGGCAATACAGGATTCATCGTAGGGGAGCAAGGGCCAGAGCTATTTACCCCCGCAGTACCTGGAGATATTACATCGGCAGATGATACCGCAGATATGCAAAATATGGCACCAACTAACGTAAACTTCTCTATACAGGCTATTGATGCCTCCGGAGTGGAAGATATGCTAATAATACAACGAGGAAACATAATCAGAATGATTAGAGAGGCGGCAAACGAACAAGGACAGCTATTTTTAGAAGCTGTAGAGGAAACTAGACTATAATGGCTTTTCAAAATATACTACCAGACCCTAATAATACGATAGGCGACACAGGTAAAGCTACAGTGAATGGAGCAGGTCCCGGCTATAAGTCGGTATCTGTTACCTCTAAACAAGACGTAATGAACGATCGAACTAACTCTGGTCGTGTGATTACTCGTATCGCTTCTGGGCACTCTTGGGAATTAGCAATAACTTATAACCCTTTGACTAGATCAGAGTTTGAGCCTTTGAATAGTTTCTTATTACATAAGAAGGGCAGACTTCTTCCTTTCTTTGTTTCCCTCCCTCAAAACAAAGCACCCCAGTCTGCTACTTTTGCAACAACTGTAAGACCCACGACAGAAGCCGTAGGGGGCGTAGATGGCCTAGGAAAAGAGCCTTTAGCTGCTCACGTGCCTCAGGCAGGCGGCACCTTTATAGTTGGACAGCAGTACAAGATTACTGATGTGACTGGCGGAACTAACTGGAGCAGTGTAGGAGGCTCGACAAGTGCATCGGTGGGTCAGCTGTTTGTAGCGACCGCAGCAGGAACCTCTGCTCTAACCTCTGCCGAACCTACATATACAAAAGCAGGTGCTGATAATATATTGATGTCTTTTACAGGTTATGATGACGGTACTCATGGTGCTCCAAAGCCTGGAGACTTTTTTACTATTGATGATGATTCTGACTCAAACCACACAAAAATGTACCAAGTAGTGAGAGCAGAGACCCGAACAAACTATGAAAACCAGCCTCCGTTGGACGGCTCCAACGAGACTACAAGACTATACACAGTTCCGGCACTTCAAAGAAATCTTTATGATGGCGCAAAACTTGTATTCCACAATCCCTTAATGAGAGTTATTATAAATGATTCAACTCAGAGATACTCTCTCGACAGTAAAAACTTATACCAAATTTCCCTTAAATTGCAGGAGGCACAAAAATAATGTCATATCGCCCTTTAAATAATGAGCTACGCGACTCATTGTACAACAACGAACCCTATATAGTAGCACACCTAATAAAGTTTGAGAAGCCTAGTATATCGACTAACTACAGCGGCATAAGCGCAGAGACCGTGCTAGATTACAGCTATTTGACAGACGCTGCAGTAGATATCTCCTTTGATGATGGAACCTTTAGTCGAAGAGAGCAATATCAACAAGATGCTTACGCTCTTGACTCAAGCCTATCTGCGCCTCTCGCAAACGGAGAGCAAATCTACCATGCCAATAAAGTACTAAAGGTAGGTACTATTAACGAAGGGATCGAGGCAAAAGCCTCCACGCTCTCACTGAACCTAGACGCTACTTCTTTGGGTACTACTATAAGTGCTAGCTGTACTTTTAATGCTGATCAGAATACTATTGTTACAGATATTGATCTGTCAGAGCAAGGGTTTGTGGAAGGAGATAAGCTCCTATTTGGCGGAGGGGGAACTAACACAGGTTTATCTGTTATAGTTAATAGATTTACAAGTGGAGGTACCACACTCAAGGCAACCACCGCAGGAGGTACCTGGAATACTCAAAACACCTCTAGTCTATATACTATCTCACAGATCTCTGAAGAACTTAATACTTTGATTTTAGGTAATGGCAATGTATCTTACACAAATTATATCAATAGAGAAGTCACTATATATCGTGTACATATGGACCCTAATACGAATGCAATTATAGGAGGAAGACCCGGCTTTACAGGTCCAGGATCTACTTATACTTCTGGCGGTGCTATGCTTTTATTTAAAGGCATAATTTCTAATGCTGCCCTGACCGAAGACCCGAAAAAGGGTACTGTAATGACATGGAGCCTTTCCAGCCATTGGGGAGACTTTGTAAGAGTACAAAATAGAATAACCCAAGACGCTGAGCACAGAGCTTTAGACGTTACAGGTCGTCCAGATAAAAATATGCTACTTCGACAAGAGTATGCGGGAGATATGGGTTTCGCACACTCAGAGCTTGCACTTAATCTTATAGCTACTTATAATAAAAAAGAAACTAGAACTCGCCTGAGATATAAAAAGAAGAATCTGGGACTGAGTAAAAAGGCAATACAAGAAGAGTATGAGGTAGATGTACCAACAGATGTGGATCTGAAACTAAATCTTAAGGCCCAGGCTCTTCCTGTGGTTTATGGCGTCCAGAAAATTGATAGTATCCCTTTCTTTTTTGATAACTTAAAGAATAACACCACAAGAGTGTACGCAGGATACGCCTTATGTGAGGGAAGCATCGGAGGCGTGCTGGATATTATTATTGACGACAAGTCGACTATTTGTGTGGACGAAAAGGATTCTGCTGCCCGCTCTTCTCAGTCTGAAGAGGAAAATGTTGAGGTAGTTTGTAAAGGAAGACAAGATGCAGGAAATAGCTTGGTTGGCACACCTGCTTCGCAGGGTGTAGGTATATATACGCACACTACTTTTACTAATAGGCCCTCCCTGTCCGGCAGGCTTAGCAATATGTTTCAAGCTAAGCTAGCCAATGACGGTGCTCAGGACGAGCCCATTTATGGCAGCCATTACTATACACAAGAAACGCGAACTATGGATGCGGGAGGGGTAGGTTTTAAAGGCATACAACACGAAGAGGCTTATAGATTCACAACTCCTATTAACTGTACTTTAGTATTTCATAAAGGTACTTCTAGCCAAAGAGCTAATCATATGCTCGTCGAAAAAGCAGATGGTGGATTATTTAAGATTCAGAATGACTATTTTGAAGGAAACCCTTCGTCTTATTGGACCCCTAACCATAGGGTTCTAGATACTGCATATTGTGTAGGAGAGTATCAAATCGCAGCGGGAGAATTTCAGCTTCCTTCGTTGGACTTCGTCGTAAGGGGCAGGGACGTAGACTGTTATAACTATGATGGTAGTTACTCTCATCGTGCCGCTTTTTCCAACGAGAATCCTAATAACTTTAATGCAGGGGATACCGTCTACCTAACAGGGGAGGGCTTTTCTGAAATAACAACAACAATTATAGATAAGTGGTCTTTCCTTGATGGAGACGGGGAGACCCAACATCGTTTTAGATGGGCTACCTCACCTACGCCTACAGGCTATAAGCTTCGTATGTCTACTCAAAGTGGCGAAGGCGGTACCGAGTGGCATATGCACGTCGGCAGTGCTATAATTAAAACAGGGTCAATTACCTCTAAACTTTCCGCAGATCTTGCAACTACTCAAGCTGCGGGCAAATTCGTGGTTGATAGTAACGTAAGTTCCGCATTCGAACTAGCAGTGAATGCTCCTGATGTTTATGAGCTTAGTCCGGGAGTAAATGACCCTGCGCCTAAAAGAAAGGCTATGTTCGGACTAAGAAAAGGTAATAATCCAAGAGGTATTTTATCTACTTCTTCCTTTGGTTTTGGTGATTACGACAGCTCATCGAACCAACTTTCTGATGTAGTTAACCTACCTTCTGATGTTACACCAGATATATCCGAGATAGACGTAGATGAAATACTTCTACGTAATGCTATACAATTTCCCTCAGGCGGCACACCTAACTTAGCTAGTACTGCTTCGAACTCTCTTGAGTATGTTGGAGCCACTGTAACTCTTTATAGATTTGACTCTACTACAAATGTTCCTTATGTACAAGAAAGAGAGATAATTTCGTGGCTTACATCATCTAATGATGTTGTAGCCTTTGTAGGAGAGGCCTGGGATCCTGGGTATGAGCCTAAAGCATCAGATTTATATAGCATTACAACTAAAAAAGATGCAAGAGTTAGTATCAACCCTGCAATGCAACTGTTAGATTATATGCAAAGTAAAAGATATGGTAAAGGACTAAAAGAGTCGGATATTGATTTGGCTACATTCAAAGCGGCAGCACAGCAATGTGATACTCGCTCTGATGTTATAGTAGTTATATCTGGTGCTATCCCTGGTATAGGGAGTGTATATCAGAGAAGCTTCGGAGGTAGTTTACATTTCCAAGGCACTGTTAAGAGTGTTAGTGCTTCTTTTAATATAGAAGGTAAAACTGCTGATTATAGAGAAGTGACCTTCACAGATGTTATAGGTAAAATTGCACAAAAGTGGGACAGCTATAACTACTATGCGGAGGGGCAGGCGGTATGGAAGATAGACAGCTCCGGAGTAACACGTTTACGTAGAAAAAGTGGCACTGGAGGAACACTACCCGACTTTGTTGGAGGAACCAGCAGTGACATAACAGGCCTACAGCTAAACATAGTCTCAGGGTCTGGAGTGAGTGCACTACTAGTAGATGGAGATCCAGACATAACTGCAGGAGACGGCAACCCTCTTGTAAAAAGCAGAGATGGTGGAGGATCTTTAACGGCCTCCGGGTATACCTTATATGACTCGGACAATGTAAAATATTGGAAATACCTAGGCTGGGATAGCAGGGCTCAAAGAAATGTAACCAGACACCAGTTAAACCAAACTATTCAGACCACGAATACTGTATTTGAAAATATCAACGGTATGTTGAGGCAGTTTAACGGTATCCTTCGATACGCCAACGGCTCTTATCAGTTAAGTGTTAAGAGCAAGTCTCCTTCGCTATCAGCATATGAAAAAGTCAAAGAAGAAGATATTGTAGGCCAGATAAAGCTGACAGATAAGGGCAGCAAGAAGACCTATAACAGCGTTAGTGCAAGTATAGTAGATCCTCAGAACGGGTTCGAAACACGATCCGTAAGCTTTTTTAACTCAACCTACTTGAGAGAAGATAACGGAGTGCCTAAGAAAGGCAGCTTTGCCACTCCTAGCATAAGTAATTACTTTAACGCCAGATTCAATATAAAACAGTTTCTTGATGAGTCTAGAAACGGCCTTGAGATTCAATTCAATACTAGACCTTCAGGGATATTACTGCTAGCAGGTGAGATTATTGCATTAACCTACGAGAGATTTGGATGGGACGATAAGCTGTGGAGAATAACTAACCTTAACTTTTTAGAGAACGGCCAGGTAGCCGTAACAGCAGAGGAACACTCTGATGGTGCTTATATTGTTAATGCAACAAAAGACTCAGATGGAGTAGCCAACAAACAGTCAGGACCAGGCACAGTAGTCCTAGACCAAATGCAGCCGCCTAACAGTCTAACTGCAACAACAGGCTCGCAAGCAGGTATTGGAGGTATTAAACTACTTTGGAGACATGGAGCAGGATACAATCCAGCAACTCATGATGTCCAAGTATTTAGTAGCACAAAAAATAAACGAACAGTTGATGTTGTAGCAAATGGTGCAGGAACAGAGTCTACCTCCCTAACTGTTGATAACGCTTCAGATGTTGCAGTAGGAACCACTCTGGCTAACGGCACTAGTATTAAAACTATAGCTAGTGGAGACTCCTACCCTATTGCGGTATATGAAATCTCGGTTGTAGGAGACACCAACTGGGCCGCCTTGGATGCAGGCTCTGAGACTAACTTTGGTGTAGGGGACTTAGTAGTACCAAGCAGCACCGGAACTTTTTCAGGTACTGGGCAGATGCGAGAAATCAATCAAACTATCGAAGTCACCGCAGTTAATGGTAATGTCATAACTCTTAGTAGCCCCTTTACTTGGACAAACGACCAAACTATTACTTTTAGAGCTACTTTACTAGCAGGCAGACTTGATACTAGTACTTTTACCGACCCTGTAACAGAGGTCTCACAGAGTAATACTACAAGATACTATTGGATACGTTATGCTGTTGATGCGCCTGTACAGAATATCGCAGGTGCTGTATCCAGACGACAGTTTTCTGTGTTCGAACCTGCAACGGTAGCGGGTATAGAAGGCACAAACCTGGCTGCAAACGTATTAAGAGGCGTAGATTTAAGAGTCGAGCCTGGTACTAGTTTCACTTATGAAACAGACGGTACTGGTATAGACTCTAACTACAATGCAACTGCGACTATTACTGCACAAGGCATTAACGGATTAGGCACTGCTGCCTATAAATTCGAACAAGTAACTGGTGTAGGTTCAACGACTTTGTTACAGGATTTCAGTACTGATGCAGACTTGGTGTTTACTCCTCCAAATGCCTTTACCGCGACACCAGGGACAGTTAGAGTAACCTTCAGAGATACGTATCTAGGGTCAGAGTATTTTGCTACGGCCGAGGTTACATTTACAGGTAACAGAATTACAAGTGATGGTAATCAGGGCATACCAGGCAATACATTTACTGTAACTGCTACTAACATGGGGCAGAAACTACGTGCACTTTCTACGGGTGCTGTACCTGCGGCAGAGCAGTTTGCTTCTGTTGTTAAGATAGTAAAGAACGGCAGTAATATGCCATACGATGGAGGTAACTCTCCTGCTAGTGGTACTTGGCACTGGGGAACCGTTACCGAAATAACCGGCGGCTCTAGATTTGCGGTACAACTGGGGTCTGCCTCTTTGACGCTAACTGGCACTTTCTATAATGCTAATACTGACCAAAATATTATAGAGTTTGATGTAGCTATTGAAGACGATCAAAATGTTACAATTGGTGCGGTACGTTATTCAATTGAAAAAATCCCCGGGCTTCGCGATATTGGTAATCTTACGCTTTCTATTACAGGAACTCCTACTGAGACTACTTCAGGGGGCGATACATTTACTGAGTACCAACACTCTACGATAACCACCCCAGGGACTGTCCCGGCTGCACTTACATTCGGACGTACACGAGATTGGTGTGGCGGAGGGGTAAACGTACATATTGGGCATACAGAAATGGCAAACAGCACCTCGACTTCCGCCATAAAAATAGCCTCCACTCTCGTTACTCCTGACGCTGATGGAGTAAAAAGGCTTCGTAACGGAGACCGTTTCAGAATTGAAGTGGTAGAGGATGCCACCGGCGATCCCTATATGGGTGATACGTATATAGCAGGTGAGCGCATATATATTGGACCTCACATAACTGAGGCAGAAGCAGCTGCACTAGGTGCTACCGCAAGAGACCATAATTTTTGGAGTACTCTAGTAGCGGAGAAAGTCTACGGAAGTATGATCGTTGACGGAACACTTTCTGCCAATGCAGTTAATGCGAATGATGTGAGAACGAAGACATTGTTGGTAGAGAGTAGTATGGTGTTAGGTACTTCTGGTACTACCCAGAGTAGTTCCAACAAAGGTAAAATATACTCCGCAGGAAAGAGTACTTTCAGCAGCGGTACTAATGGATTCTTTTTAGGCTGGGAGGGCAATGGCGAGGTTGTCGATCACAAAGCTAAGTTTGCTCTTGGAGATAATAATGATTTTATTAAGTTTGACGGTACGAACCTCTCTATAAAAAATCATGGAGACTTCACATTAAAGAGTACATCTTCTACAAACACTTCTCGACTTGAGATAGTGAATGATGTTATCGAAATCTATAGCGGTACGGAAAGCACACCGCGAGTAAAAATAGGGAACCTCTCATAGAGGGGTTCTCAAAAATAAACCTTGACATAGAATGTCAACTTAGTTATAATTCTGTAATGGAGGAAATCATATGAGCGCAGCACGCTATAACCTAATCATCGACCAAGGGACCGACTTTGCCCTGGAATTTATCGTAAAGGAGTCAGGAACAGCTAAGAGTCTTTCCGGTGATACTGCGCGAGCGCAACTTAGACCAACCAAAGACTCTTCCACACTTACGGAAACTTTCACTTGCCTCGTAGAAGACGGCAGTGTCACAGGAAAAATCACAGCTAAGTTATCAAACAGCGAAACCTCTGCAATTGCAGCAGGACGCTATTACTATGACTTGGAGCTTGTAGATTCAGGTATCGTAACTCGCCTTCTCGAAGGCACTGTTACTGTTACGCAGGAGGTCACTCGTTAATGTCAAAGATTACTTTAGAAATTACAGAAGTTGTTAATGGGGTAAGTATTACAGAAACTCCTATCACCCTCGTAGGTGATACCCTTTCTGCTGCTGCCTCTACCACTGCGACAGGTGTAACTTTTACTCCTACTGGAGGCATTGCCGCTACAAATGTACAGGCTGCTCTTGCAGAAGTGGACTCTGAGAAGATGAACGCTAGCAATGGTGTTGCTACGGACTTCTTTACTATGCAAGGTACTAATGGCGGAAATATTCGCTGGCAGGGCAATGCAAACACTCTAAAAGTGCACGATGGTAGTATACTTGGTTTTGGAGCATCAACAAGCTTGCAGGATACAGATATGGAAATCTTCCATGTATCTAATGAGAGCTATATTCGAGACACAGGCGCAGGCACTTTATTTATTCAGACGGACGGCCCAAGTATTACGCTTGGAAGTACCTCGAATAATCTCGCACTCTCTGCCACGTTTGTACCAGGTGGTGCGATTAACCTATACCACAACTACGGTAAAAAGTTCGAGACTACCTCTAACGGTATCGACGTAACTGGACTAGTTGAGTTTGACTCCTTGTCCGGTACTGGTGCTGTAGCAATTACAGATATTCTTGATGCCGACGATATGTCTGGTGCAAGTGCTACTACTCTTTCTACTTCTGAGTCGATTAAAGCATATGTAGATTCACAAGTTGCAGGCAAAGATAACACAGACGAAATTACCGAAGGTAGTACTAATCTGTACTTTACAAATGCTCGTGCAGACGCTCGTATACAGGCCGCAGACACTGGAGACCTTTCAGAAGGTTCAAATCTTTACTTTACAAATGCTCGTGCAGATGCTCGTATACAGGCCGCAGACACTGGAGACCTTTCAGAAGGTTCAAATCTTTACTTTACAAATGCTCGTGCAGATGCTCGTATAGCAGCAGCCACTACAACAGACCTTTCAGAAGGTTCAAATCTGTACTTCACAAATACTCGTGCAGATGCTCGAATCGCAAATAATATTATAGACGAAGATGGGTTTAGTACTAATAGTGCCACTCGTGCACCTTCTCAACAATCTGTAAAAGCGTACGTAGCTGATCAAACCGCTAACATCCAAGGTGACATTACTAATGTTATTACTGGTAATGGATTGATTGGTGGTGGTACTAGTGGTGCGGTAACCGTAGCCGTTGATACAGCAGTCGTGGCTACAGCAAGCAATACACTATCACTAAATAATAAAACACTAAATACTCCTGCTATCAATTCGCCAGATATTAACGGTGGTACGGTTGATGGTGCAACTATCGGAGCAACTACTCCTAGTACGGGTAAGTTTACCAGTCTTACTGTACTCGACGACAACCCTATACTTCTTATGAACGATAGTGATGGCAATGAGCAGTTTAAGATCAGTCACCAAGGCGGTAATAGCTATATAAGCTCCTTCGGAAGCGGTTCCGATTTTGGAGCAATGACTTTCTACAGGAATAAGACTCCTGCGGATGCTAAAGCCACATTTAAGTTTAGCACAAACGGAGACTTTATAGTTTTTCAAGATGATGGCAGCACTAATCTTCTAAAAACAGATGCTGACCAGAATCGTGTTGGTATTAACACTTCAAGTCCGCAAGAAGCTCTTGATGTTGTAGGCACAGCAAAAGCTACTCAATTTAAGACTGGCTCTAGTATTATTAGAGAAGACACGAATAAAACAGCTGTAAACTGGGAGTACACAGGTAAAGAGTTTAGTACAGCGGGGCAGGAGACTAATCCTGGCGGTGCTATCTTTGGAGACAGTGGCACAAAGTTGTATGTTATAGGTACACAAAGCGACAGGGTTCAGCAATATAGTGTATCTTCTGCCTACGATCTTTCCAGCACAGTTGCTCATGTAGGGCAGGCCAATGTCGCCCATGGTGGCAACCCTCAAGATCTCGTATTTAGCGCAGACGGCAGCAAACTCTGGACTCTTGACGGAGGCTCTGATCAGCTAAGATATTATACAGTTGGTACAAATTGGGACATAACAACTCTCTCGAGTTCCGCTGTAGTTACTCGTGATTTCTCTGACAACGTAGACACTAATCCTACAGGGTTTAGATTCAATGCAGACGGGACAAAAATTATACTTGTAGGCTCTAGTAAGGCGGGTGCCAATGGCAAGGATATTATTTATTCCTATGATCTCAGCAGTGCATATGATATTGCAGGCATCGGAGTATCTAGTGGTACTATTGCTGTCGCGCCAGATGCTGAGGTTCAATTCGATACCTTTAAAGATAGCCTAGAGATGATGGATGAGATTACTCTAGTACAGGCTATTGAGTTCTCTGTAGACGGTAAAACAGCACACATTGCCTGTAGAGATAGAGGAAATATTATTAGTTTCGCTCTTGCTACAGCTTTCGATATTACAACTATGTCGTTTGCAGGTTTCGCTAATACAGCAAATGAAGAGCTAAGCCCTACAGGTATCTACCTTAATCAGGCTGCGAACGTCGCAATTATTGTGGGCCTAACAGACGATAATGTTGTTCAGTATACTGTAAATAACCCAGGTACTGTTATAGAATCCTCAGGATCTACTCAAGTTACAGGAAACTTAGGCGTATATAAAAACGCAACGTTTGAAAAAGACGTATATATTTCCGGCAGACTCAGAACTGCAAGTTCTATTGTCTCTCAATCAGGGCTGACCGCCAGCGGTAATGTTGCTTTCAGTACTGTTGGAGGTACGGTTAAGGTAGGCGGGACTTCTAGTACGGGAGTGTTTGAATTTGGTCGAAGTACTGATACTCAAACTATAAAAATTAGTGCGGGTGCTACTGCGAGCGGTAAAACTAATACTGTTAATATTGGTAATGCGGGCGCTTCTGGCTCTACTACTAATATCAATATTGGTGGCGGGGTTGGTACTTGTACTACAACTATTGATGGGGATCTTGTTATTCCTAATGAGACACCTGCGTCAGCTACTGCTGCAGGAACAGCAGGACAAATTGTATGGGATACTAACTATATTTACATATGTACTGCAACTAATACATGGAAGAGAGTCGCAATCGGGACTTGGTAAGACATAAAAAGGGGGCTGCAATAGCCCCCTTTCTTTTACCCTTCTACTTCTTGAATCTCTGCTTCGGCAGGTTGATCTTCTACTTCTGCTTGCAACAACTCAACAAAACCCTTTCTAGCGATCTCTAGTCTATCGAGCTTGAACTTCATTTCCTGGCTCTCTTGCTGAATCTCGCCTAACTGAGCTACAATATACTGCCCTCTCTCACTCATATCATCTACGTTATATTGTGTATCATTAAGTGTTACTGTCTTTACTTCTTCTGTCATGTCTATTTCCTATTTAAATATATCTTGCCAATTTCCAGTTGTACTCGCTTTGGAATACTCGGTGGCTCTGTTTTCAAAAAAGTTAGCGTGTTCAACGCCGTTTAGCATATAGTCTAGCCAATCTAAAGGATTCTTATCACTTCCAAAAATCTTCTTCAAACCTAGTCCTAACAGTCTACGATCTGCAATATAGCGAATATATAACTTAACATCTTCTGGCGTGAGGTCTGGGACATCTGCACCTTCGAAACATAAGTCAATAAACGCATCTTCTAGCTCTACTGATCGCTCTGCGGCACAATAGATCTCATACTTCAGATCATCGTTCCACAATTCTGGGTTCTCTTGAATGAATGTACGGAATAACTGTGACATTCCTTCAACGTGGAGACTTTCGTCTCGAACAGACCAAGTAACAATCTGTCCCATACCCTTCATCAAGTTGTGGCGAGGGAAGTTCAACAGAATAGCAAAACTACTAAACAACTGCACCCCTTCGGTAAAACCTGAGTAGATAGCCATTGTTTTCGCAATATCCATCTTAGAGTCCATACCGAAGTTGCTAAGATGCTCATGCTTGTCCATCATCGCCTTATGCTTCATGAACTCTTTGTACTCATCATCTCCATACCCAAGTGTCTCTAGTAACAACGAGTATGCTTCCTGGTGTACTGCTTCCATAGCTGCAAAAGCTGATAGCATCATTCGTACTTCTGGCTGCTTAAAGGTTGGCAGGTAATGTGTAGCATAGCCACAACATACATCTACATCAGCCTGTGTAAAGAAACGAAAGATGTTTGCTAAGAGTGACTTGTTCCCTGGACTAAGGTTCTCACGAAAATCTTTCAAGTCATCAGCAAGATTTACTTCGTCAGGCAACCAGTGCATGTGCTGCTGTGACTTATAATGTTCAAATGCCCACGGGTAATTGAACGGCTTATAGTATTCTCTTTCTTCTAGTAAATTACTCACTTATAAACTCCTCTATCTGGGCTTTAGTCTTAACTCCGACTAAGCGGCCTACTTCTTTATCATTATCATCTACAAGTATCATTGTAGGTACTCCGCGAACTTTGTAGTCCGCTGCTAAGTTTGGGCTATCATCAATATCAATACTTGAGATAGTATAGGGGAGATTAGCCCCCTCCAACGTTTTTGCCAACATCTTACAAGGTTGACACCATTCTGCACTAAATTTAAGTAATCTCATCTTAACCCTCACACGCTAAACAATCATTTTCATCAATAGTATCGAAGATATACTTTCGTAGTGCTTCATCTGATACTGTCTCGGCTCTCTTTATCGCTTCACTTCGTAGATAATATAGAGTTTTTACTTTCTGCTTCCATGCTGCCATGTGTATCGCGTGCAGTTCCTGCTTTGAAACATTAGCAGGGAAGAATACGTTTAGTGACTGACTTTGGCAAATGTGCTTCTGTCGATCCCCTGCAAACTCAATAACCCACTTCTGGTCAATCTCTACTGCTGTCTTAAATACATCCTTAGTATAATCATCTAAGAACTCTAGTTGTTGAACCGATCCACCGTTTGTAATGATACTCTTCCAAACTTCGTCCGTGTCCATATCTATTTCTTGAAGTGCGTGCTGTAAGTATTCGTTTTTAAGAAGGCTACTACCGCTTTTAGTTTTCTGCGTAAAAGCATTAGCCCGGTAAGGCTCAATGCTAGGACTTGTATTACCACATATAATACTACTACTAGCATTAGGAGCAACGGCAAGCAAGTGAGCATTACGTACGCCGTAGCCTTTACCATCAGGGCACTCCCCTCTTTCTGTTGCAAGTTGTCTTGTTGCACGTACTGCCTCCGATTTAATTCTTGTAAACATTCTGTTGTTTGCACCTTTTGCAAGCACGCTCTCAAACGGAATGTTGTGTCTCTGAAGATAAGCGTGGAAACCCATAGCACCCAGGCCAATACTTCTTTCTTTTTCTGCACTTAACTTCGCTCTGTATAGCTCGTTAGGGGCATTGGCGATAAAGTGATCAAGTACATTGTCTAACATTCGTACTAGATCAGGAATGAACTGCTCATTCTGGCTCCACTCGTCATACTCTTCCAGATTTACACTTGACAAACAACATACTGCTGTGCGCTGATCATCTGTAGCCAGTGTAATTTCAGAACAAAGATTTGAGTGATGTACCTGCAACCCTGCATCTTTCTGAAATTGTGGTAAAGCGGCCTGAACTGTATCTTTAAACATAATGTATGGTTCGCCAGTCTCTACACGATTTTGGATCAACTTTACCCAAAGTGTCTTAGCTGATACAGTCTTCGTAACTTCACCACTGTGTGGATCTACTAAATCCCATGAATCATCGAAACCTTCTTCTCTTGTAGCTCCTTCGATCAGCTCCATAAACTCGTCAGAAACAGTGACAGCATGATGCAAGTTAGTAGACTTGCGATTAACGTCTCCGCCTGTAGGCTTACGAATGTCCAGAAACTCTTCAATCTCTGGGTGAGACATTTCCAAATATGCTGCATAACTACCTCGTCTTGTTACACCTTGTGAGAAAGCGAGCATTTCTGCATCAACCACTTTCAAGAAAGGAATTACTCCAGTTGACTCTGACCCCGCAGAGGTTTTACTTCCTACTGATCGTACATCGTTCCAACAACCCCCAATACCACCGCCTACACTAGACAAGAACGCATTCTCAGTATAGTGACCAGTGATACCTTCTCGGCTATCTTCAACATAGTTTAGAAAGCAACTGATAGGCATGCCACGGCTAGTGCCGCCATTGCTCAAAACAGGCGTACTAAACATGAACCACAGCTTACTAGCGTAGTCATACAATCTCTGTGCGTGTGCTTCATCGTCAGCGAAGGTTCTTGCTGCTCGTGCAAACGCATCCTGGGGAGACTTTTCCCCTTCTACTAAATAACGATCTTCTAAAGTTTTAATACTAAACTCTGATAGATAGTTGTCTCTCTTATAATCAATCTGCATTTGTCATTCTCCGCTGTATATCAGACACATTGTCTGCACCAATTGCGTCATCGCAATATGTTACTAAATCCATCAACTCATAGTTTGTCAAGAGCAGTTCTGCATTTGCATTTAGCTCTTGAATATACTTATACTTACCGTCTAAAGGTATGTTGTCATAGATGGTCATTGCATCGCCATAATCTTTGATTAGTGACTCTGCGCGTTTTGGGCCTATACCGTTAATGCCTGGTACGTTGTCGCCCTTATCTCCAGTCAAACATTTAAAGGAGATGTACTCTTCAGGAGTTACATTGTAATGCTCACTCCAATTATTGATTGTGACTTCTTTACGGGTTACATAAGAAAATCTACTTACGCCATCCTGAATTAACAAGTCCCAATCTCGGTCACTCGATACTAGCCAAATCTCTTCTAAACCGTACTCTTTCTTACGCTTTACCAGGTGGGCAGCAAGATCATCTGCCTCTACACCTTGATAACGAAGAACAGGAAACGACTCTGCCAATAGTTCTAGTGTGCCTTCATATTCATCAAAGAAGTCTATAAATGCCTGCTTCTCTGCATCTGTTTGTGTTTCGTACTTATCTTTTCGATTCTGCTTGTACTCTGGTAAGATACCCTTCCTATAGCTGGAAGAGCCCCAGTCTGCGGTAATAATAATATTACCACATTTGTATGACTGGGCTAAGGATTTTACAGTTTGTACATAGTCATCTCGAAAGTCTGTTCTACCTTGATGCTTCCAACGGAAGGCCAAGTTCAAGGCATCAATTACTATAGTCTTACTTTCTTTACCTGATGTTGCTTCATTAAAACTAAAAGCCACCTATCCACTCCACTTTTTCTGCTGCTAACCAATCCTCTGCAAGTAATACATAACAATCCAGAAAGGCTATATACAAATACTGTTGTGTATTCTCAGGCTTCTGTTCTGTGCATACAAATACTTTAGAACGGTCATATTTAAAAAATAGCATTGGCTTTTGATCGCCACCTGCCGCTTGTATTACTACTTTCTTCCACCAGCGAATCAAATTGTTTGTCTTAGGTTGTGTGAATACTTTGTCTGTCAATGCAGAGTCTTTATAATTCTTTACTTCAATACAAAAATGATTGCGCTGATTAGGGACATATAAGTCCCCTTTCAAATACTCTAATGCTCCAGAGGCGGGCACTCTTTCAAACTTGAGACCCGTCGAGTCCCTCAACATATCCCTCACTAGGTACTCGCCTCTCGCTCCCTTCGCTCTCGAATCTACCATCTTCTTCCTCTTTTATCTTGGACTCTTTGAGTTCCAGTTCTTCTTGTGCTTTAAGGTGTCTCCACCATAGTCTTCTTCTACCTGCCGACATCTCTACTCCAGTACGCTGACGTTTCCGTCCTTGACGACTTCAATCTTTTCGAGGAGGGGGTGAGTCCAACCATGCGATACGATATAAGTATTTAAATCTTCTCGAAGCAATACTTCTACCATACGCTCTCTTCCTGTCTCATCGAGTACATTGATAACCTCGTCTAAAAATAAAACATTGATTCTTGACTTTGAAATACTACTCATTAGCTGACGGATAGCTAGTAGAGTAGCGGTGTTAACTCGGGCAAGTTCTCCAGAAGAGAGAGCAAGAATATCAATAATGCTTCCTGCATCTGTAATCTGTACATTAAGTTTGTCGTTCGATACCACAAACTCTAGGGTAAACCTACCATCAGATAGTTCGGCTAGATAAGTATTTGTCAACTCTTCTAGCTCTTTTACTAAATTTTCAATCTTGTATGCAAGCAAGCCATTTGTACTAAATGCCTTCTTCAAGATGTCCAGAGTCGTTTCTTTACTTTGTAATTCAACGAGGTCTGCTTTATGTTTTTCTTTCTGCGCTTTAAAGTCGTCAGTCTGTTCTTGGATTACTTGGAGTCTTGTGTTGAGTTTGTTTCTACGCTCGTTCTCGGCCCTAAGTTTTGACTCCTGCGCTTTTGCTTCTTGTACTCCTCTACGGCTGTCACCAACGCTGGCTTCAAGCTCCGCACTATCCACATGATCCGCAGAGATAGAGCTGTCATAAGCCTGATAAAGCATTTCCCAATCTCGGATAGCTTTTGTGTTACTTTCAAATCTTCCATTATTTGCTTTAACTTGTTTAAGCTGTTCTGTAAGTTCATCTAATTTCTCCTTTGCTTCTGCAAATTTCTTCTGCTCTACTTCGACCATAGCTTTCTCTACCGAATTGTCGATAGGTTGCTTACAGGTAGGGCATTCATCGTGTACTTTTCCTAGTTTATTTAGGGTTGTCTTCGCACCCGCAGCGACTGCTCTAATTGATCCAATCTCCGACATAAGATCTTCGGACTCTATAAACTCTACTTGGTCTGCATTTAGAGTGTCAATATCTATAGCATCGAGCTGCTTTTTATATCCGTTATTCTTAGAAATTTTATCAGAATTTTCAGTCCACTTATCAAGTTCATTCGTCCAATGACGGAGATCTTTCTCGTGTTCTTCCAACGAACTTTCTACTTTTAGCAGGGGTAGTACATCGGTACTCTCAAGTTTGTTATTTTCCAACCATTTTTCTACGGTCGCTAACTGACCTGAAACGTTTGTACTCTTTGAAGTTGCTTCTTTCGAAGCGGCTTTAAATACTTCGAACAACTCTACATAATGCTCTAACTGAAGAAGGTCGATTAAGAACTTCTTACGGTTAGCGTCTGTTGCTGTAAGAAACTGCAGGCTCGCATTAGTATTTTGATATACCAACTGCGAGAATGTTTTGAAATCTATTCCAATAATACCTTGAATAGTCTTGTATGTGTTAGTAGCCGTATGACTACTAATGTCTTCACCATCTTTCTCTAGTTTTACTTTGATACTAGACTTACGTTTGATGGTGATCTCATATGTCGAACCGTCTTTAGTGAAAGTAAGAGATATGTTGTATCCTTCATTGATATGTCTGTTTGGAATATCAACTTTTTTAATTCCTTTAGAATTCTTGTTGTACAGAGCTTCTTCGATGATTAACGGAATAGACGACTTGCCCATTCCGTTAGTACCAATAATTTGTGTTACTGTGTTATCATCCAAGTCTAACTCGTTACCAGAACCGTAACTAAAGCAATTATCCCATTTCAACTTTTGAAGCGTAATCATTGTATGTTCCTATTATCTCTGGTATTGAGGTTTCTGGTAATTCTAAAATATATGCCAAATACTCTGCTAGTTCTTCTTGTATCGACATATCTTTATCTATAATCAGGCTTGCCTCTGATTTTCGTTTAACTACTTTCTTATCGAGGAGGTCTGAGTTCTTAACACCTGCAAGTTCTTGAATATCGCCTTCTACTTCATAGATTGTATGGTGGTAGTCGGTTGGTACCATATCAGATTGATTTGATACTGTCTTTCTCAATAACTGCGGTAGTCTAAACTCTTCCCACATCCAGCTCCAGTCCTGTTCATTGATAAGCAAGTAGCCTGTTTTAACTATGCTTCTATGAAAAGAAGTAGTCATAGGACTACCAGGGTATACAATGTTACGTTGACTGTTGCTATGGGAGTGTAGATCTCCGGAAAATACTACAGGAAAGTCTTCAAACCTGTCTAAATCTACTTCTGGTTTAACATGAGGAGGTATCTCTCCACGAACATGAGTAAATAGAGGTTGACTTGTGTTAAACTTGACTTGTGTTAAACTGCTCAATGCTACCCTTACGGTGAAGATCAGTATAAGGCAATATGCCGTAACCTAGGTCTTCATCAACGTAAGAAATATCCACAATGTGTATCAGAGGGTTGATATCCCGCGATACTTGCTTTAACTGTGTAAAGAAGGTCTTGTACTTCTTAGTAGCTTCATGGTTTCCATCATAGATAACAGTTGGAATCTTTACTCCACGAATAAACTTGAAGTAAAGTTCCAACTCTTCCATGTTTGGCAGTCTATCAAACAGATCACCACCTATAATGTGCATACTGCACTCTTTCTCAAGCTCGTACACTTGCTCAAAGAATAGATTATAGCGGTTTAAAGCCCACGATACTGGGACGTTCTTCTGTCCCAGCTTTATGTGCCAATCTGCTGTATATAAGATCATCCGATATTGAACTCAGCTTCCAGTGCTTCGTCATCGGTTTCTGCGCCTGCATTGCGTAGGCGGTCTAACAGTTCTTTCTGTGCGTCTGCTGTTGGGCGAGGCATAACATCGTCCATAGACTTGAGATCAGCAATAGATGCCAGCTCGTCTTCAGTCAGAGCACGTGGCTTGCACTTCAATGCTTGGAGTTGGTACTCAACATTGTAAGGCAGTGGGCCAGTCTTTACTCGCTTGAAACATACATCCCAGCCAGTAGCGTGATCAGTAGGGTCGCCCAGATCTTCTGCAGCAGTAATTACTTGCTCCCACAGCTTCTTCTTAAGGTTTGCTACTTTAACCTTACCATCGGTAGGGTCGATTACTTGTACAGCGTAGCTCCAGCCACACTTGAGGTCTGGGAAGTATTCACGAACCCAATCCTGTTCTTTGTTATTGAATCGCTCGGCATTGCGATCGAATGAGAGACACTCCAAAGGAATGTTCTTGCCGTTCTCGCCTTCAATCCAGTAGACGTAGCGAGCTAAGATGTCACCAACGATACGCATTTTATTGTCGCCATCTTTGTACTGAAAAGTAGAGATGGATGATTTTTGTGCGCCGCCAGTTTGCTTGTTAAATGATAATGCCATTAGTGTAAATTCTCCGTTGTGACTTCCTCATATAGAAAATGGACTACGCCATCACCTATACGAAGTAGGCTGTTTTCTTCGATTAGTTCTAGATCAACCGGTACATGGTATAGATCTAGTGTGGTTTGTTGTGTTGCTATGTAATCCGCCATACTTCTAATTGAAGCTAGGGCGTAATATATTGCCACGTCCCGGTGGCTGTACTTATAAGCGTTGAGCGCCATGACATCTGCATGAAGTAAGAAACTCGTGCCATTAAAGGACTTGGTCGCGTACTTGTATATTGGATCGTATTTATTTTTTGGTATTTGCTTTTCTATAAGCATTTCCATGATACGGCAACATTCAAGCGGGCTACCCTCTGCCTCGTCAAAAACCTTCTCCCAGCTAAATAAGAACACGTATTATACTCCTTTTTAAGTATGTTGTCAAGAACTATTTTTTTAAAGGTACTTCATCGACCAATCCTGTTTCATGTAAAATCCTACCCTATTCGAGGCTTGTCTCTGTGCAGTCTTGCCTCGAAGGTGGATGTCTACAACAACTGGACTAATCTTACCTTCTTTCTTTCGTATTACCCGACCTACTAACTGTGTAAGGAGGGGCTCGTTGTTTACTGGGGTTGCCAGTATTAAGCAGCTCAGAGTATCAACAGATATACCCTCTGAGAAAATTGCTTGCGTTCCGTAGAGAACATTAGCGTCCCCGTAGAGAATTTCGTCTACGAGTGTCTCTCTGTCCTCGTGTGCTACCTCACCTGTAACACAAACGGCTTTCTCACCAGTCAGCTCGGCGCAAGCTTTGAGGAAACTGACTCGATCGCTGACCACCAGGACTTTATGTCCTCTGGCGGCATATCCAGCTGCAAGCATTGCTATAGTGTGCCTATATTCCTCATTATTTGATAACGCAGAGACTCTGTTTGCCCAAGGTATCTTAGCTCCGTCCATAAAGCGTATCTCAGAATGTACTAGATGCACAGTCGGTGTCATGTAGTTCTCTTTTGGCGGTTGAAACAACTTACTACCAAAGTAATCTCTGAAAACTACGTGCTTTCCGTCTTTTCTCTCGATAGTGCCTGATAGACCTATCTTGTATCGACAGTAATTTGTGTCGAGAATCTTAGAAAAGGTCGGGCTACTAACATGGTGCATTTCATCTAGTATGATAGTGCCAAACTCTTTGCGAATCTTATCAATATTTCGGTATAAAGTCTGTGTATTGCCAATCACGATAGGAGCATCAAGTTCAAACTTTCCACTACCTATGATCCCTGCCTTAATTCCATAGACTTTCTCTACCTCTTTTGCCCACTGATTACGCAATGGGACAGTGTGGGTAACAATAAGCGTTTTTTGACCCAACTTACCGGCTATTGCAAGACCTGTAAAAGTCTTGCCCCAACTGACCCATGCGTTAATTATAGCGTTGTCTTCGATTTCATCATATACGTCTTTCTGACTAGCTCGTAAGTCGAACTTAAACTCAGGAAACTCTACTGGCTTTTCTAAGCGTTTATCAACAATTTCATAGTGCTCTGGTATCAAATCCATGCGCCCTATGGGCATAGAAATCAACCCGTTGCGGATAAGTCCCATATTCTTAATCATCTGGGGAGGATCAAGTGGATTGTGGGTCGGAATCGCATACGTAAGCTCGTCGTCGATCTGCTTCTGCAGTTCAGGAGTGCATTCCATGTAAATTCTGTTACTAACTACTGCTTTCATAGGCCAAGTTCATTCTTTGCTATAATATATGATTTAACGAAGTCGGATCGTACTATGTCTTCTACCTGGAAGTCAATAAAGTCGAAAAGCTCCATGCGTTTGAGGATTTGCATAAAATCCTTCATGCCATTCTGTTTTAGATCCGCCTGACGGAAATCTCCGCAGAAGATAACCCTGCAATTCTC